CCAGCACTTTTAGTGTTGAACAGAAAACACCAGAACGCGCTGCATCCGCAGCTCGCAATCCAATACACTCAGCCACGTCTAAGAATACTAATCCCTCATTAGCGTCCAAATTTGTAGGGGTCATGGTTATCTCTCGAATTTTATAAAAACGTCGAGCATAATCACGAACACTAACTATAGGTCTCATGTCAACACAATCAAACTTAGTATTTATAGTATCTTTAGATACCAAAACATCGGATTGGTCGTTAACAACTTGAGACGTTTCTGATTCGGGATCGAAGGGTGGCGGGGGTTTAACAGGTACAAATCCTCCGTCGCCATCTGATTCTACTGGCTCATCCTCCAAAGCCGTTGGAACCGCTGACGAAACCAATGGTATATACACTAGCTTGGGATCAACACTATAACCAAATAACTGAAAATCATCACCCGCTGAGACATACACATTAAATGAAACTTGGGGTGAAACTGAACCATTATATACTAATGGTTGGGTTAAATACACATAATAATTACCATGAGCAATAGCATTGAAATACCAAGATGTTGTAACAGGTAATTGATTTAAAGGACTACAAAAAGGCATATCTATGGTCTGAACCTGTCCACCAGCACTAAATTCCATAGTTTCAACTAATAAATTTTGAATTGAATTGAAGGCCGGATAACCAGTCGCTGTATTTTTTACTGGGGAGTAGTCCCTAGCTATTGATAATTTACAAAAATGAAAATTAGAAATAACAGCCTGTATATGTATTTTTAAAGAACCTTTCCAATAACGACTCAAGAGAGCAAAAGTTTGTAATAAATTATTATATTGCACAGTATCAATGGTTTCACCATTATCGTCAACATAGGACGTTTTGTCCACTTGTTGGCAAGGTGTTATAGGTCTACCCCAACATAATGTACCCGATTTATCAGTAGTACTTATGTTAAAAGTTCCTAAATATTGAGGTTTAGATAAAATATACTTAAGACTCATTTCATCAATATCTGTATCAAATATGTAATCACGTGTTATTCGATCGTAATCGTAAAAAGGATCCATTTTTTCAAACTGAACAGGTTTATCAACTACATTTGTCAATTGACGATTTTGTACTTGATTCTTATCGCTTATTTGAGGTTTATTTGGATTATGAAGGCCAGTTAATGACCTAACTCCATCTCTACCAGCATCCAAAGCATCTCCTGCAAATTTTTTAGCAATAGAAAATAACCCATCTATTGCTTCAGTAGCTTTACCTGCCAAAGTAGACATAATTCCTTCTGGATCAAAAGCTGGAGTTACAAAAGTTACATCAATATGTGGTACATAAAATTCAACTTCATTAAAGATTGCAAACACTGAAACGGAAACTGTCTTAGAACCGCCTGTTGGAGCTATTAAAGGATTTAATACCATTACATCCACCTCGGCATAATTTGTACCGAAGTTGTAAGGATTAACTGTTGAATCATCCGGATCACATCTATCCAGTTTTCCATTAACATAAAAAGGAACTTCCAAGGCCACCGGAGTGCTTTCATTTGCCGACATAAACACATGAGGAGCGGCCATAAGAGTATTAATAAAAGACTTCTTTATGGGAACTGTTGCTCCTGGTGAAGCCCCAGAGGCTATCGGTAACGAAGATACTAACAAAGTACCCTGATGCATTGGAGTTCCAGACGATTGCATAACCAAGGTTATCTTAGCTCTGTACAAAACTGATGATCTGAATGGAACCTGCGCTAAAGAATTCAACAACAAATCACCAGGGATTTTAACCGAATTGAGAGTATCAAATTGAACTGCAGTATCAGCCCAATCGATACTCTTAATAAAAAATGGTTTATTTAAAATTCTAGAAAAGTCCATCTTTAATTGGGTAGGGACTTGTTCTAATTGTGGATTTTTATTATATATATAATCAGGCTCCACTACGCTCCTGGTTCTAACTGAAGAATAAAAATTATCAGCTATTACCTCAACCTGTGTTCGTCCATCATCGGACGCACAATTATCTCCATTAACTAAAGAATAGTTATTATCATTGTAATCTACTACAAAATCGGACTCAGTCCAAAACTTACTATCAAAATCATTTACAAAAATTGTTGCAATATTTACGAGGTGTGCTTATTGCAAAAAACACACATTCTCGAGAAAAAAATTTTTTAAAAATTAAATTACAATACGCAGAAAAAGATATTTCTAAACAAACTTTTCCTTCTTAAACGTTAATTAATTTAACTATACATATTGTCCAAATTTTATTGGTACAATATAGTTAGGGTCATTATAAATAGACTCTAAATAAGAATCACTCAACTCAACAAAATCATATGAGTAATTTTTAATTTTCCGTAAAAACTCTTCTTTTAAATCTATATAATCTGGATGAAGATAAATTTCGCGTTGAAACGCTCTTAATTTTCCATCCATCACCACTTGTTCCTCTTTAGTTCCATCAAACCAAGACAAACCAGATTTTAGAGTTTTCAAGGAAAGAGGACACATAATCCTCTTTAATTTATTGTGATACACAAAACCCCTTTTAAGGAAAGAAATATCACTTATTTTTTGGAAGTCAAAATCAACTTGCTTTTTATTTGCATCGGTAAATCCTAAACCAATAGTGTCCATAAAAACAGCAAAAGATTTAGCAGTTAATTGCGGAAACTTAGCAGTGGTAGCAACTATTTTATCATCACCATAAACATAATCGGAAACATTATCATAAAAATCAAACACTGACCTACCACCCATACGCCAAAACCACATAGCTGTGTATCCTCTATTAACTATGCTATTCAAAATAGCAGTTAGAAAACTACCAGATGGCATCGAATGAGTTGTCATTAATAATTTATTCATTAATACCAACAAGATACTATCGGTATTTGCTAAAAGAAATTTAGGAACAACGCTACTACCTTGAAACTTAGACAAGATAACATCATGAGCTTCAGTTTGTAATTGGGCCAACATACCACCATCAAACTTCTCAATGTCTCCATCGAAAATTCCAAACTTGATTTTCAACTTATCATAAATTTTCTGCCATTCAATCGCGGGGTTGCAGCCGACCATAATTTGATTAAAATCTCGCTGCTTGATTATGCCCTCAACCATTGCACCAAAATATTTCTTCGTCAACACTTGCAAATGTATAGTACTAACTCTAAAACTTCGAGGGACGCCTTCTTTACGAAAGTCACGAATCTCATCTTTAAGGGTTTCAAACCAAACCAATTTATCAACATCAATATTTTGGCCATTTTCTATTTGACTTTCAAGAGCACTCAACTCTTGTCGGAATTGATCAGTAAATTGCTTAGTTTCAAAATTTATATAAAAACTTTTCTCTTTCTCACAGTGAAACCCATTCGAAGAATCTTTGTTTAAACCCGCTAACCATTCATTACCTCCAACGATCTCCTCCTCAGTTATAACTGAAAAATTAGGAATTATCGCTTCTATAACCTTACCAGCAAATTTAATTTCATCTATATTCACTGATTTCAATTGCTTAAACGATTTCTTTGCCACTTCGCAAACAGTACCAACTCCAAATTTACTCAAGTTGGCTGGTTCTCTTTCAATAGGATATATATCATATAGAGGTGATGGTTGAAAGTTACTCTTTTTTGGAATAGTTTGGTGTACATCTGCCTCTAAACGCATTACACTTTCCCCATCCCTTACTTTGTTATTTATATCGACCTGCATCAGAAATTGCTGGTCTTCTCTTAAAATTTCACCAATCTTATCTCTTACCAGATCACTCCAGCGCATTGAAACTCCAACTCCGACTTCGGCACTACCCGAAACATGTATTCCTAAAACACCACATTCTTGGTCTACTATAGGTAAACCACACATACCAGGTCCTCGCTTCATATAAAAGAACGAATTCTCCGAAAACGAGTTTGTATACCTAAAAATTCCATTAATATTATAACTATAAACAGCGTTATAAGTTTTAGGTGAGTTGATCGCAGACAATGGAATAGCGTCTTTAAATCCTACTAAAAAAGGTTTTTCCGCTTGAGATAAACCCCCTTTAAAGAATTTTGATAAATTCTTCCATGGACTCAGTTTGAACTTATTCCAGCTAACAACTCCAACATCAGCTTGATTATCTTTCCAGGTAACTGAAACTTTTAGCTGATCATGTAATCGATGAGTCCTTTCAACATCATTATAAATATTAACATAAAATTCCTCCTCACATAAAACATGACTAGGCAAAACTATATGATGCCCAGAAATTATTCCGAAACATTTTTGTATAGTTTGATTCCCATAAATACAATCCACTGGTCTAACTTGCTTACTGATACAATCTACAACGGTTGATGCTGTATTCTCAAATTTAAATATAGATTCACTTCCAAACATATATAGATTTTTATAATAAGAAGTGTCTAATTGTTCCATACTTATCTCACCTTTCAAATAAATTTTCCAATCTGCTTTAAAAGGTCTTCTTAACACATAATTATTATAATCATTCTTCAAGTGTGGTTTACACAAAAACAAAGCTTTCATTCTAAACGAAGGAAGAAAATGCCTAACAACATTAAAAACAGAGGTAGCTAAAAAAGCTACCGCAAGCAATCCCATAATTTCAGGAAAATTATTATCAACAAAATTGGATATGTTGGTAATGGAAAAGGTGGATAACAAAGACTTAATTTTTTCTAACATTCTCTCAAAGAAACAAATGGTTAAATCCTTGTACCAATTAAATTTGTCTTTTGAATCATCAACGCCTGCAAATAGACTAGACAAAAATCCTTCATCTTCAATTTCATCCATATTAAGTTCTCGTCTTAACGATTTAAGACGATCACTTAACAATCTTTGCTCTTCTCGATCATACTCTATTTCATCAATTAAATTCTGTTCAAGAAAGCCCTCAGGATTAAACTTACGCAAACTATTAATTCTCAACAATTGCTCGTCATTTAAATTATTAGACTTCGCTTGATCACTCTTTATGACTCTCATAATTGACACAAAATCACATAACCACGCAATCAATTCTCCCTTGGACTCACTAGAACCATCTAAAAACAACTTATTACTAAACTTAATATTTCTTCCACTTAAAAATTGTTTTAAAAATACAGGTAACTTATCTTCATAAACTCCTTGTTTAACATCAAAAAACAAGATCTTACATTCCCCGGAATAAAAACCAGTAACCGGATCCATACGAATGAGGTCAAAATCAACATTTATACAACGACGGTGCAAAGCTGAAATATGAGAAATACAATCAGTTTGCATCAATCTAATATTCTTAAGATTATTTGTGGTCATCAATAACAACTCACTATTAAAAAATTTTGTATCTTTGAATTTAGCTTCAGCACAATCCAAAGGTAGTCTAACTGGTGAAACCATATTGATCACATTTCTCCATTGTGAATTGCCTTGCTGTCCTACATCGTCCATATAAAAAACTGCTTCATTATTATATGAATCATACCAGTCTTTACCATCCATCATAGCTTTGGTAGCATGAGCATAACTACTTAATCCTAAAACTTGAATTAGAGCACTCATTGCAACAGACTTTCCACAACCTGGAGGTCCTTCAAAAACTATAGCGATAGGCTCAACTCTTCCAGTTGAACAATTATTCTCAATTATTTTACAATTATGTCGAAAAGTCGATACAATATTATCAACTCCCTTCGACAATCTACACCAATCGCTTAAAGATGTACTACAATTGACTTTTACCAAAATCTCCTTACATTGCTTAAGGAGGTCTCTATTTAAAAACAACTTAGGATCAAGCTGAAGCGATTCATTTATTTTCTCCAATTTACGTAGGAGAACGTGCTTATCGGATATCCGAACGATATCCAACAATTGCACAATTGCTGTTTTGATACTTTCAGAAATAGGTAACAACTCTATAAATCCAGTAATTAAACTATTCAAACCACTCAATAAATCATGAAATATACTTTTATCATCCATGATCTTTTGAGAAGTCAACATATTCAGTTTTTGAATAACTGAAAAAATTTTAGTAGGTAAAAATGAAGCCAGAAATGCCACCCCAAGAGAATCCAGACTCTCAGTCTGGAAATTAACTTGTCTAGCATCATGCCAAACTCCATTTACAGGAGTGACTTCTCTAGCCTCTCTCAAGAGTTGTAACACTCTTCCTTTTACAAAAATACTCTCACCCCTACTAAAGCGAGAGTACAATACATAACCATTAGAAAAAAGCTTAATATAATCCAAAACGCTACATTCTCCCTGTAATAGCTTATAAACATCCAGCACGAAATTCATAATCTGTCCCAACATAACTACATCCAAAACATAATTACCCTGAGCCAACTCACCAATCTTAGCCAACATATCAACTACTACTTTTAAGCCAGAAAAAGCATTCTTAGCTTTATCCCAAATTCCTTCACACTTAAACTTATTGGTTAAACCAAAAACTTTGCAAAAAGACTTGTCTTGATTAAACTTAAAAAATTTTCCTTTTACTTTAGAAAAGACTCTTTTAGACACTAATCTCAAACTGTTATCAGACAAATAATATATATAATATTCTTTAGTATCCTTGGTTGCAGCCACGGACACTTTAGTTTTAATTAAACTCTCTAATTTTTTAAATTCACTCATTTTTAATTTTTCATTTTTGTTTTGTTTCGCTACTTAGGCCGTAGTCAACCTGTCTTAAGGCTACAAACCTCCTTTTCTTCCAACCTCCTAAAAAGGAATAAAACCGATAATAATATATAAATATACAAAACCATCGTTAAACGTTATTATTCCTTTAAACTCTCATAATCTCAATTTAAAAAGATTATTAAGATAGCTGAACCACGTGGAACTGAGCATCTCTATAAAGCCTAAGCTTTCCTCTAAATAAATATCAAAAACTTAAGAAAAAACTTCAAATAAAATTTAGACAACAATGATAATTTTAAAATACTTCCAATAAACAAAAATACACACCTCATCAAATGATTCTGCGTTGACCAAATCCTTCCTGCAAGAAGAGCCAAGCTGTTTACATGTATGTATAGAAGCTTACAAGATAAGCGATAGATTAACAACTATCGGATCAAAATAAATATATAAATAATAATATAAAATAAAATAAATTATAGTTAAAACAAATAAATGTTTTTGGTTAGCTTATAGCCCTGGTTCGCCCAGTTAATATCATTTTCCTTCGATTTAAATACGTAATTAAAATTCTAAATTCACGGAATTACCGGGTACTCGAAAACATGCGTAAGGATACTTAGCTGTAGACTAAGGATACTTACGTAC